GCGATGAAACGCAGCGACCAGGAACGTCCGATGCTCGGGGCGCGCACGTCAATAACGGGAGACACTTCGAGCATTCCGATGGTGCCTTCGTAGTCCCATTGACCGGTGGCGGAGAGTCTCAGCGTTACCTCGCGCGTGTCGAGCACGGGGTCGGAGAGATCGGGGTCGAAACCGCGCTCTTCGTGCCAATCGTTCGCGGGCGGGGTCTTCAACGGCGGAAAGGCGATCAGTTCGTCAAAGCCCCCGAATGCCGTGCAGACGTAGGAGTATTCCAGAACGTCCGCCACGCCGATATAGAGCCGATCTGAATAGTCTAATGTGTTCATTGCTTGATTTTAATTCCTTTGAGGGCGATGTCTCCGACGGTGTCTTTAACGGATTTCAAGTGCTGCTCGACGACCGAAAGGCGCGTGTGGACGTTGCCCGTGTTGCGTTCGATGCCAACCACGCCCTTCAAGATTTCGTTTGTCGTGGCGAGGAGCATTCGTGTGTTCTCGGCGATGTCGAACGTGTGGCCTTGCACGGCGGTCATTCGTCCGTTGAGTTCGTCGACGGAGTCCTGCGATGCGGTGGCGATGCCCTTTTGCGATGCTTCACGGCTTGCGGCGCTGTCGGCGGTGAGGTCGTTGCCGTTCTTCTTGAAAATATCGGCCATGTTCTTGTATTCCTCCTGTGCAACCTTCTGCACGTCGGCAAATGCTCTGGACGCTTCGCCTAATGCTTTGATGTACTCTTCGCGGTTTCCACTTGCAAAGGCTTGTTTCACCAACTCGGATTGTTTCTGAATGACGGGCTGAAGAACGGCTGCTTGCACCATGTCCTTTGCCACATTGCGCATCACCTTCTTCGTCACGTCGCCGAAGGCTTCGGCCGCGTCTGTGCCGCGTTCGAAAGCGTCGACCACCGCGTCCATAATGTCCGACGCATAGTTGCCGAAAAGGCCGCCGAGATAGTCGTCCATCTGTTTGAGCGCCGCTTCGAAGTCTTCCTCCTTCTTGATGAGCGCTTCGAACGCTTTCTTGCCGTCGCCCTCAAACTCTCGGGTCGCCGCGATGCTCTTGGCAAGTTCGAGATTGAGGTGGCCGTTGGCTTTGACGAGGTCTTTGTATTCGGCAATCTGTGTCAAACCGCTATACAAGTCGCGCCCCTTTCCCAAACCGAAGAACCCCGATTTGGCGTGGCCGGTCTTGACGCTGAACATGCCCAGCCCATAGTTGTCTCCCTCGGTCTTCGTGTCGACGAGTAGGCGTCCGCCTTGCCATTGCATTTTCTTTTCGAGTTCAAAGCGATAGTCGGCGAGCGTCTTAATATCGCCCTTGATGCTTCGCTTGATATCGTCCTCCCAGTCCTTTGCGAGGAGGAGGGATCGACGCGCCTTCGTCAACTTGTCCGAACCGAAGATCGTTTCGAGGTCGCGGGCTTCGCGCTGTTCGACGCGGAGGAGTTCGTTGTATTGCAGCTGCTGGTCGTTGATTTGCTTCTGAATGTCGAGCAGCGCCTTCTTGTGTACGGCGGCCGCTTGAAAGGCTTTCGTCACGTAACCGAGTACCTCCATTGCCCCGGCTTCAATCGCCCCGACAATGCCGCCTTGCGCAAAGCCCTTTCCGATGTTCGACACGGTGCTCATCGCGTTCATCAGCCCTTCGGCTTGTTCGGCCATGTTCTGACTGCCCGCTGCTTCGAAGAGTGCAGCGAGTTTCGCCGCGATTTTCCCGATCTCATCGGCGGCTTCGGCGGTGGATGCCCCCAATCGTTTCAAACGCACCTCGAGGGGCTTAAGGTTTTCGCCCTTCTCGGCCTTCTTGAATACGTCGTTAATCGCGTCTGCAAGTTCGCCGAACGGGTTTCCGTCCTTCGCCGCATCCTTCAACCGCTTGAGTTGCTCGGTGATGTCCTTTAGTTTCTCGGGCGATTGTTTGAGGTTGTGCAGTTGCTTCTCCGAAAAGCCGAACGATGCGACGAGGTCTTTGTCGTCGGTGCTTCGTAGATAGCTCAAGAGGTTCTCGGTTTCGGTGATCACGCCGCGCAGTTCCTTTCGGCTCTTCTCCGATGCGTCGCCGAAGAGTTTAACGAAGAGTGCGGAGGTTTTCTGCAAGTTTTCGATCTCCTCGTCGTTCACGGCCTTGATGTCCTTCTCCTGCTTTTGCTTCGATTCGGCGAGGGCGCGTTCCTTCGAGTCGCCGATTTGTTCGAGTTTGGCGAGGGCTTCCTTTTCGCGTTGTTCGGCCGCGGTGTGGGCTTCGGCGTCGAAGTGGTCGAGGGCGGTCTGCTTGTCGGCCTTCGCCTTTGTCACTTCTTCGTTTAGCGCCTTGATGTAGTCAGCGTGCGTGCGTTCGATTTCTTCGCGCTTCTTTGCCCCCTCTTCCGCGATCTTCGCGCGTCGTGTGTCGTAGTCTTGGAAACCTTCGATCGAGCGTGTGTAGAGATCCTGCGCGGCCTTCACTTTCGTCTTGTCGGCTACGCTCTCGTATTGCGCGAGCATCGCTCTTTGTGAAGGATCGAGGTCTTTCTTCGTCACGTTGAGGTCGAGCTTGTCGCGATATGCGTTCTCTTGCTCTTTCGTCGCCTTCGGGTTCGCGACTTTCCATTCGCGCATTTTGTTCTCTTTGATGGCTTCGACCATCGCGTCCGAACGCTTCTTGTTCTCGTAGAGCAGGCGTTCGTAGTTGAGTTCTATCTGTTGGCGCTCCTTCTCGTACCCGTCTTCGAGGAGGTTGATTGTGTTTTGGCGAATTTCGAGACTGCTTTCGTATTCCTTCTCGATGACCGAGTCCTTGTACTTCTCGATTTCCTTTTCGAGGTCGTGCTTTTCGAGTGTGATGCGCCTGCGCTCCTCTTCGGCTTTCTTTCGGGCATCGGCTGCTGCTTTCGCTCTTCGCTTGGCTTCGGCCTTTGCGTCTTTGGCCGCTTGTTTGCGGTCTTCCTCGGCCTTCTTTCGGGCGGCTTCTTGACGGGCTTCCTTCTCTTGTGCGGCGCGTGTATAGGTCACGCCGTGTTGTAAGCCTTCTTCCGTCTTAAAGGTTTTGCCGTACACATAAAACTCCTTTTTTCCACTTCTTCTTGCTTCTTCCGCGGCACTCACGAACTTGGCTCCGTTTTGTTTCAATGCTTCCAAGTCCATATTGAGCATCCACTGCGGAATCTCGCCGTCGACGTTGATGTGGAAATTGAGCGTGTTATCCGAAAAGTCTTTGACGATTTTGGATACGTTCTTGTAGAGTTCGTCCGCCGTCTTGCTTGCGTTGAGAATCTTCCGCGCTCCTGCTTCGATGCGCTCGGCGGAGGTCATGTGGGCTTCTCCCTCCTCCTTTGCTGCTTTTGCGCTGACATTGATCAACTCGATGCTATTCTTTCGTCCTTCGTTTAATTCATTGATTGCTTCGGACTGTTCCTTTAGCGCATTACTTGCATTATACCCCCAACGGCTCTCCCATCGACCCGAGATTATGGCGTCCGGTACCTCTTTGCCTTTCTTCTTCATTTCGGCGAGGTGCACTCTGAATAGACGATCAATTTCCTCCTTCCCCTTTCCGACGTTTTTGCGTAGAAGTTCGATATAAATAGTAGAGAGTGTTTCTGCATGCCTCTTCATCCATCCCGAATTGTCCATTCGGAAGTTTTCGCCTTTCCCCGAATAAGCCATATCTACCTTTTTGAATATGGCAGCAACCTCTTTTCTTCTCTCTTCTATTGCTTTTTCGTACTCGTCGTTCGCCGTCTGTATCGCGTTCAGTCGCTGGCGTTCCACACCCTCCTCCTTGATAAGCTCAATCGCCTGCTTGCGCTTCTCGTTGATAGAGTCGATGTTGTCGCCCTCCTTAATCTGCGTGATACCGTACTCTTCGAGAATGGTGTTGAGTTCGTCCATCGTCTTCTTGTACACGCCCGTGCCTTCGTCCAGCCCCATTAGCGCTGTGCCGAGCATGTCGACCTGCTGGATAGACTTCGCCGCGCTCTCGCCGAATCGCTCGGACATTTGGGTCGTTTCGTCGACTTCTTTTCGGAAGATGACGATCGCCGAGATGACGGTCGTAATCGCTGTGGCGAGCATCCCGAATGGGTTTGACATAAAGGCCGTTTTCAAAGACTCAAACGCGTATCGCGCCGTGGAAGTTGCCGCCGCCATTCCCGCCTGCGCATTCGTCAACACGACACCCTGCATCGCGGCGAGCTTCTGCTGGTAGGCCATATTCTGCGCCGCCGCGGCATTGATTCGTGTTGCTATGGCTGCAAGCATCGTCGCCGCCTTATATGCGCCGTAAATCGAAATCACATAGAGCAGCACCTTCCCGATCGTCTTCCAGTTCTCGATGAGTTTGCCCGTGATGTCGAGCGCCCCCGAGATGTTCTCCTCTTGGCTTCGCCCGATCTCGTTCATCATCTGCTCCCACGCGTCCTCGATGTTCGACTTTTGTCCTTTGATCGTCTTCGACTGCGCTTCCATCAAGCCGCCGAACTTGCTGCCCTCGTTCGTCAACGCTTCGATGGCCTTCTGCACTTCGGGGAAACCGATCTTGCCCTCTTCGACAAGTTTCTTCACCTCGCTCTTGTTCTTGCCGAACTGCTTGGCGAGTTCGTCGGCGAGGGGAATACCACGGCCGAGGAACTGATTGAGGTCTTGTGTGTACAAGCGCCCCTGCACCATGGTCGTACCATAGAGGAATGCGAGGTCTTTAATCGGGATTGACAAACCAGCGGCGATGTCGCCGAGACGAATCAGCGTGCCGTTCACTTCGTCGGCGGCCATGCCGTATGCGAGGAGCATTTTCGAAGACTCGGCAATTTCCTTCATCTCGAACGGCGTAGTGGCGGCCGTGTCGATGAGTTGCGCCATCAGTGCGTCGGCCTGCGATTTGCTGCCGAGCATCGTTTCAAACGCGATCTCGAGCTGCTGATATTCGCCGCGCACCGTGGCGATGGCCGACGCAAAGTCTTTCAACTTGTCGGCGGCGAACAAGCCTGCGGCCGTTTGCGCAGCCTTTGCCATAAAGCCGTCCATGCTTTGCAGTTCGGCGTTGGCCGTTTCGCCTAAGCTACGGAACGATTCCCGAGAGCGTTGCAGCCCTTGTTGTAGTGATTCGTCGTTCAGCAGAACGTCAAAATAAAGTCTTCCGGTTTCTTGATCCATGGTTCGTTATGTTATGCCGAGTAGCTCTCGCACTCGTGCTTGATTCGCGGGGTCGCTCGCGTCGATTACATCGTCGTCTTTGCCCTTCTCGTCCTTGTCCGTGTCGTAGGACGGAAGAGCCGCCCCGAGCATTATTAGGTTCGTGTAGCTCAATTCGTAGAGCACGTAGTTGAGCGAGAGGTTAAACCCCTTGACTACTCCTCCGATGATTGCCCAGACGCTGTCGTTTCGCTCTCCACTTTCGTCGGTCTGAGAAGATTGACGTTTTTCAGGAAAGTGGTAAGCGCGAAAAAACTTGCGATCTCCATCTGCTTCAGCGTGTCGGCCACAATCGCTTGCACCTCCTTTGCCGTGCAGTGCTCGAGGATCTCTTCGCCGAGGACTTCGCCGCGTGTACGTTCCTCCGTACCCTTCATCCCGAACCAACGCTTGATGCGTGCAAAGGGGGAAACATCGGCTTTCTCCTTCGCCACACGTGCGCCGAGGATCAACGTGGCGGCAAGCAACCCGAGGGGCTTACACGATGCGGCATAAGCCAAACTCGCGGTGATGAAATCCGAGCCCCCTTCATCGGGGGGAGTGGGTAACGCGGACACGATCTCGGAAACGGTGATCAATGTTGCGAGAGTGGGCGGTTCGACTTCGTACGTCGTGCCGCCCACCTTTATCTTCGTCGGGGTCTGCAATACTGCGGCCGCAACCTTTTGTTCTTGTGTTTTAGACATTTGCGTTTTTTATCAGTTGTTTAGGGGCGCGAGGTGGAATCGAACCACCTGCACTCGTAGCCCTCACATACCCGAGTGCCCTTCCCTGCGCGCCTGTGCATTTCTCGTGTTTGAGGTTTAGGAGATGACCTGCATTTTGAAAGCGTTGCCGGTCTTCGGTTTGAGAACCTTTACCTTGTATCTGTACTTTGCGCCCTCCTTCGTGGAGAACAAGATCGACGAGGACACTGTGGTTCTATCTGCCTGCCAACCTTGACACGTCGGGTCTTCGGGGATGTAGCGGAACGCATGTTCTCCTCCGATGATACCGTCTTTGTCGTCGAATGGAAGAGCGACGCCCTTCTTTACAAACAAATCAAAGGTGATTTCATAAGACGAAGGCGAGGTTCTGCTGTCGACGATGTTCCCGGCCTCGTCCTTCGCTTCAATGGTTTCCCCTTCTTTGGTCTCGACCCTGAGGGAGTCTTGTGTGGGGAGATCCAGCTTTTTCCACGGAGATCCTGTTTTTGGCGCTCCATTTTCGGACACCGTGGACTCTAAGCTTCCGATGCCCCATGTCAATACTGCCATAGTTCTGTGTTTTTGTGTGGTTAATGTGTGTGTTTAGTCTGTGTCATCGTCTCCGAAGAAGTCGTATTCGAGCCGTACGACGATGAAATGTTCGTGTAGCTCGGGTGCTTCGTCGGTGGCGATCGTCTGCTGTAATCGGAATCGATAGTTCGAGTCGCGCGTTGAGAGTGAATCCACCCATCGTTGTGCGGCGCGTTCTATTTCCTCCGTTCGGGCGCTGTCTTCGGTCAGCACGCCGTTGTCGTACGGGTCAATATCGGGGACGAAAATGTTTATCGTCACAACGCCCCGTTGGATTTCGCCCGTAGTTCCTGCGGTGAAGATCACCACGGCATCTTCTTTGGGACTGTCTCTCGGGCGCTGTCCTTCGCGATACACGCCGCCGGTGATCACTTCGGCGATCGGGCTTTTGCGAAGTTTGCGGTAAACGTCCCCTTGTACTTGTCGGGAGGTCTTCGCCATGGTTAGGTTCTTTTGTTCGATGATAGTTTAGCGAGCATCGTCGGAACGAGATCCTTTGCTTCGAGTGTGGCGCTGTCGAGCACGTCGCGTCCGCGGTTGGAAACGTGTACGGCGTAGTCCATACCTGCGACGACGATAAGCGCAACGCCGCTGCTGTATTTCTTCGCGAGTTCCGATGCAAAGCGTCGGCCGTCGTAGCCGCCGTTTTTCGTTGCGGTCGTCTGGGATGTGCCTTTCGGGCTGCTTCGGCTTTTCGATTTCGCGGGCTCGAAGTTCGTACTCCAGCGAATCTTTCCGTCGATCACGATCACCGCCCCGACGGAGCTGCGGAGATTTCCCGTTTGGTCAAGATAGCTTCCCTTTCGTCGGGCGGTCGTCACGACGCGAAGTGCTACGTATTGGAGCGTGCGAATGAACGCTTGCTCGTACTTCTGGCGGAACGATTCGAAATAACGCTCGACGGCGTTGTAGTCTGTTCGGTCTACTACCGGCATTTCTTCGTGTTGGTTTAGATCCAAAGGCGGATTTGGCAAACGGCTTCGAGTGGTTCGATGCGTTGAACGGAGAAATCCCCGATGCGTCGGCCGTTGCGGTCTGTCAGTCGGACTTGCTCCCCCTCAAAGGGCTGCTCGTCGATGAGCACCGTGTAGGCCGAGGGGGTGAAGTGTTCGCCGTGTGTTGTTCCGAGGGCATTGTAGTGCACCGCGGCATATTGACACGGGATTTCTCCGACGTATTCGCCCGACGACCGCACGGGGTGTCCCGTCTCGGGGTCAATGCCCGATGCCGTCTTTCGTTTCACGGCCAAATGTCCGTTCGGAATAATCATAGACTGTTGCCTTTATATCCGTATTTAGACGACGGCGCGGCGAGGTCTCCGAGTTCTTCAAAGATGGCGGCCGCTCGTGCTCGATACGCCTTGCGCTGTTCGTCGCTGAACGTGTAGTTTTGTCCGCCTTGCGAGATGTTCGGGGCGGCGGCGAGCCACGTTAGCACGTCGGCTTCGGCGAGACGATAGGCGGCGCTTCGGAAAACGTCGGTCGTCGCTTCGGCATCACGCGAAAGCCCGCGTCGAATGCACACGCCGTCAAGCGTGGCACTCGGCAGAGGGTACATAGATATGCCCCGAAGGGCTTGTTCTACTGTATACATCGTTTCGGGCTTTCGTTGTGTTACCAGCCTTGGGCGTCGGTGCGGAGGTAGACGTTGCGGTATGCCGTATCGAATACGGGAATCGCGTCGGACTGCCCGAGCGTTACTTCTGAATAGGGATCATCCACGCCGTACTTCTTGATTACCGTGTGAGCACGCTCCGTGCGGATACCACCGAAATGCGGCTCGGCAAGCACGTCGTACTGGGTCGAACCGAGAATCAGCGTTTCGCAAAGCACGACGCGGTCGTTCTCGAACGGGTTGCCCGACGTGAACGTGCCGTCGGAGAACTCTCGGGTGATGTTTTGATCGATCACGTGGAGCTGCAAGCCGTAGAGAAACGCCTGCGAGGAGAGCATTTTGTTCACCTGCTCGAGCGACGGCGTTTGAGCCACGCCCACGGCATTGGCTACGAACGACGCGCAGGCCTTGATAATCTGTGCCGAAGAGCAGATCTTGTAGAACGTCTCCATGTTTACGAGGGCGTAACGCGGATGCAAATTCTTCTCGCGGGCGGCTTTTACGGCTTCCCTCAAATCGCCGATAATGTCGGCGTTCGACGCGTCGCCCCAATTCGTCGAGGTCTTCATCTTGAGATCCTCGTCAACATCGTAGTCGAGGTTGAACTCGTTCGCCATCGTGGCGTTCGTCGTGGTGTTGAACGCGAGCGTGCCGGCGTTGGATACGAGTTTCAACGCGATGTACTCCAACTCGCTTTGCACGCCGTTGAAGCAGAAGTCCACATCAGCCCCCCAATACTGCACGAGTTGCGCCGCGTCGGGGGATTTGGCGAGAGCGTGCGCCACTTGGTATTCCTTCAGCTCCGAGCGCGTGAGTTCTCGACTGATCGAGATAAACGGGATGTCGCCCTTCGCACTCTCGAACATCGGGCGGCGCTTGCGCACGGTTGTACTGTTGTCCGAGTGAATGTCGGCGGCCACGTTCTTGCGTCCGAGTTGGTTGCTGATCGTACTCCACGTAAAGCCGTTGACACGGCGAACGGGGAAGAGCGTAGCGAACTGAAACGGACGAACGTCGACGCTGTTGACACGAGCCTGCACCATCTGTTGTGTGAGCCCTTGAATCAAAGTATCTGTAATCATCGGAATTTAGATTTAATAGTTGACAATGCCCTTGAGGAGCTTTTCCACGTCGGGGTGCAACGTAGCACCGCGTGTCGTGCCGATCGTCCACGCATCCGTGTCGAGGTTATCACCTTGCACGACGGGGCGACCTGTGCCCGAAAGGGAAAGGGGAATGTGTTTCAATTCCGCGTCGTCGCCTGTCGTTTCGACCTTCGCTTCGGCGACAACAGACAACACGGGGATTTCTCCGATAGCGGCCGAAAGCGTCAACGTGTCGGATTCTTTCTTCGAGGTGTCGATCTTCGTAATCTTCGAAGCCTTGCCGCCCACGTTGAGGAGCAGCACGTCGTCGACCTTGAAGTGGTGGCCTTTCTTCACTTTCACCTCCGTGCCCGACGCTTCTACCTTTGCCGATACGACGGCCTGCTTCACGACGTGGCAAATGCCGTCGTCGGGAGCGCTGAGGGGCGTGCCTTCAAAAAGGAAATCGCCGCCGAGTTCCGAGGTCTTGACCGATACGCCGCCCGAAATGTCGGCTACCTTGTGCTCAAAGACGCGAGACACCGCCTGGTCTTTGCGCCGTTTTACTGTCATACCCATTTTGGTTTAGTTTTTTCTGTGTTCTGTGAGGGTGTGTTTTTTTAGAACGGCTGACCGTCTTTCGACGCTGTGCCGTCCCGATGCGTGATTGCTTCCAGCTGCGCCTTCGTGAGTTCTTGAGCGCCCTTGCTTTCTCCACCCAAAGGACGGGCAAAGACAAGTCCGCTTTGTTTGAGATTGTCGACGATCCCCCCGACTTCGGTTTTCACGTCTTCAAGCGTCGTTTTGAACTCCTCGTCCGAAAGGCCGTCGAGTTTCATACGGGCGTAGGGCTTTTGCAGATGTTCGGGGAGTTGTTCGACGACGGCCGAGAGTTGTTGTTTTCGGTCGTTCGTGATGCGCTCCGAACTCATCGCCGAGAGTTGCTGTTGCAGTTTCGCATTCGTCTCGACGAGCGCTTTTGCCCATTGCGGCATGTCTTCGGGGTCTTTCGCGTCGGGCGTGTCCGTTGGCTCGTTCGGGTCGGACGGCTCGATCGTCTTTCCGTCCTTCAATCCGTGTTTCCGCTCGTAGTTGGCCACGGCGGTCTTTTGAGCATCGGTCGCGCGGCGGTCGCCTTCGGCATCGATGATTTGCTGAATCGTAACCTCCTCCACAGTGGATTTTACTTCTTCGGCGGTGGTGGCAGTTTTGGCGATTTTCTTCGCCATTCTGTCGAGTACGGATTCGCTGATCCCCTCAAATCGGGTCTTCAGCGCGTCCAAAGCTATTTTGTGCATGCTATTTATAGTTTTTGTGTTTCGACAAAGGTAGTATTTTCTTTTTGATTGGCATATACTTCGGTAAAACACGCCAAATGTAACGTAATTGTACGTATTTGTACGCTTTCGGTACGTTTCCCTCGTTTTAGAGCATTTTTAACGCTGTTAGATGATAAAATGCGGTCAAAATCGGGTAACTTTGCGTACTATCTTTTTTACTCAAATTGCATTTCCCCATGAAATACGACTTTTACAAAGAGAATAAATCAGATAAAGTGTGGTGGGTCAACACTGTGGACAAGATCGGGAGGTATCTTTTCTCGTTTGATCGAAAGAAGATTTACAACCTCTTCTCCGACTATCCGCAAAAACTTTCTCCCGAAGAAAAGAATATCTTCGACAAAGAGAACCCCTATTGGAAAAAGTTCTTCGGGGCATAATGTCTATTTCTTTCCCCCTGTTTGTCCTTTATTCTGTTTATCCTTCGCCGTATTAATGTAGCCAACGAGTTTTCTGTACCCCGGCGATTTGCCTAGACTTTCCACATCGACAAGAAAGCTCGAAACCTCGTATTTTACCTTGTAAGTTGTATAAGATTTCTGCGCCTTGAATCGTTTCTTCAGGCTTTGAACTGTTAACCTCTGGAATCCGTTCTCTTTCGGGTCTGATGACTGCATTTCGAGATACTCATATACCCCGTCCTTCTTTCTCATAATTACGGCGTGCCTTCCACAGGTGAAATAATACTCTTTGCCTTCCGTCATCTTCAGAAGTAGCTCGTTCGCCGCTTTGTAGTCATTGGTATTTCTTACTTCGACACCATCTACCGCTTTGACTATATTGCGAATATTGGGTACTTCCGAGAAGAAATCACAACTTGCTCCGCCACGGAAATCCAACACATCAAATCCCGATCTATTCCCGACGTATGCGAGAGCGAGTGAGGAACAAGATCCTTCTGTTTCGTCCCCTCCCGCCAATTTTTCTATAATCTCATCGACTTCCAGCTGTTGTTTAAGGGGCTTCACGTCGTTGTATTCCACTCCCCGTTTCTTCAGAGACTCAATCACGGAGGAGAAACGCCCATCGCCATCTTCCTCTTTCGCCTTCGCACGCGCCGCCCAGCGTTGGCGGATCGCGTCCTCCTCTTCTTTCGTACGCTTCGCATGGCGCTCCTCGGCAATTTCGAGGAGCGTCTTTTTCTTCGGCGCAAACGCACCGCCGATGAGCGCATCGTTGTCGCGAACGAAATACGGGAGCGTGCCGCGAGCTTTCGCCGCTTCGAGCCGTGGTTCGTTCTCCTTCGCCCACGCCTTGAACTCGTCGGGCAACTCGTCCACCGCGTTCTCGCTCCCCTCCGTGGGCTCTTCGCCTTGAAGAATGCGCTGCGTGTCCGCGTCGAACTCCTCCTCCGTCTTCAATATCGGCGTGGCGTAACAACGGCAATGCGGATGCCAGCCCGTGAACTTAAACGTCTTCGGATATTTCCCCTTCAGATCGTCGCAAATGTCGTGAAAGCGATGCGGCTTGCCGTCCGCCCCGAGGCACGTATGGTTCTCCGAAAGTTGGATCTCCACCCCGACGACGAAATCAAGATCTTGCATGCGCAGATGGTCGGCCGTTCGATAGGCGATGTTTACCTCCGTCGCCGTCAAACGCCGCGCGTTCTTGTAGGCCGAACGATAGACACCGCGCCCGGGGTGATAGGCCGCCGCGCGTTGCGAAAGGTGCAGAATGCCGTGCTCATCGCGCACACGACGAAATAACGCCGTCGGGTTCTGAAGATAGCGGCGGAGCGTGCGGCTCATCTCAACGGCCGAAACGCCGTCGCGCAAACCGAGATCCAGCCCCATTTCCATTTCCTCCTTAAACTGCTTCGACAAGTTCCACACACGCTCCGAAAGATTGAGCCCACGTTCGCGGCGCGCGAGAAAGGCTTCGCACGCACCGGCATTCGTGGCGAAGTATCGGCGGCGCGTCGTGCCGTCGAGATGCTCCACCGCCGAGCCGAGAACTGAACGTGCGAGCGCATCGTTTTTCTCATTTGCCAAATCCCACTCCAAGCGTACGCCGTCGAAGATTGTAGTCTCCACGGCGTTGTTGAGTTCCGCCACCAGCTTGTTGGCGCGGTTACGCAGATAGGGGTATTTGTCGAACGTGAAAACGTCGTCGGCCGAAAAGCCCTCGACGCTCTCCGACAAGTGCGCCACACGCGCGGCGGCTTCTTGAAAGAGTTTGTCGATACGCTTTTCCAACCGCAGGAGATTGCGGAGGTGCTTCTGCTCGTACGTTAGTTTCTTCGGCATGGTTTCTCGTTGTTAGAATCCCGATTCGGGGTGGAACACGTCGACGGCGTTCTCGTCGGCAATTTCCTTCATCGTCTGGTCTACGTCCTTGCTGTGTCCGTAGAGCTCCACGCTCTCGCGCTGTGAGATGATCGCCTTGCCCCCGTTGGCGGCCACGAGGTTCTTAATCGTGTCGGCTTCGTCCGTGATGGCAAAGGGCGTGATGAGATGTTCGACGGCCAAAGCATCGACGGCCGACGCGTAGCCCGAACCGAGGATTACACGGGCAAAGGCCTTAATCACGTTCATTTCGCGGTCGAAGAACTCTTGCAAACGGCCGCTCTCGTCTTTCACCTTCAAATGTGCGTCGATGAACATCTGTTTGCGGCTCTCGCCCGAGAGGGCTTGTTGGCTGATCTTCTCATAGCTCCAATCGGGGAGCTGCAACTGGGTGAAGAAGAGCGAGCGGAGTTGCTCGATGTAGAACTTGAGATTTTCGACCGGCTGCGTCCAGGTGATGTATTGCGCCGTGCTGTCCTTCGGGAATTGCAGCACGCCGAGCGCGTCACTGCTCGCACCCCGACGGCCGTCCGCGTCTTTCCCGTAGTCGATCATCTCGTCGGAGAACACCCCGAAGAGCGGTTTTGAGTTCTTGCGCAGATAGTTTCCGTTGCGCGACAGCGCCCACTCGATTTCGTAGATCGTGTTTGACGTGTCCTCCCATATCGGCGAGGGGCGGTGCATATAGATGGCCGGTATCTTGCCGAGGGTGATGCGCTCGTCGCTCTCCACCGCCCATTCGCCCGACGAGTTGCTCCAGCGAATGTGTCGGTCGGCCGTGAACGTCTCGAAATACTGCACATTCTCGCGCCCCTTCCTTCGGGTGAAAGAAACGCTCATTGCCGCCATGTCGCCGTATTCGTCAAAGTAAGGGAAGAGCCGATCGCCCAACGAGGGGGCGAAATTCTTTGCCCGCAGTTTGATCGGGCTTCTTACCCCATAGGCCGTGTTGGGGTCTTCGATGGCATACCAAAGCGTGAGCACCTCGCAGCAGGAGAAGAGGAGATTACAGCGTTCGATGTTCAAAGAGTCGATGCGGTTGCGCTCGTATACCGATTCGATGAACGTCGCCACCTCCTTCTCCTTGTCGTTCGTCGGCTTGTACACACGTTTTACGGGAATGCCGCACACCAATTCGGCCATACGGCGAACGGCAAGCCGTTGGAAGTCGAGTGTAATGCGCGTAACGGGCTGCACGCCGTGTTCCGTCATGATGTCGGGATAAAGCCTTTTGTCGGCCACGGGGTGAAGGTTCGGGTCGTAGGCACTGACCAGCCCGAGAGGGCCGCTCCATGGCGGAATGTTGAGTTGCTTTTCACTCAGAGCGGCGATTTTTTCGTCTTCTGTCATCGAAGAGTCGAGGATTTCGCGAATATCCATAGCTTCTGTGTTTGAAATCTTGGGATCTTTCGGACGAAACGCCCCAACTTTTGAGCGAAACGTCCCTTGTTTTTGATCAAAATGCGCGGCCGCGAGCGGAATCGAACCGCTTCGGGATGCGTCGCCCCTTCCGAGCGAATGCCGGTGCACGGCTTTCCGCGGCCTTTTGCCCACTCGCGTCTCCCGACGAAAGAGGGCTTCACAATATAAAACTATGCTGTTTTTAGAATACCATGCGCGCAATGCTCTCGCGGTCGATTGCGCGGCTTGAGTGGCCGAGGTGATGCCCGATGGCGTAGCACAGCACGTCCACATATTCGTCGTGCGGCTTCGAGGGAAAACCGCAAACCTCCTCGATGAAGCCCTCCGTCCACACGCCGTCGACGAGAATAACGCGGCCGCACTCCACAATCGGCGAAACGGCGTTCAAGCGCGTTTCTTTACTGTCCTTCGGGGTCGGGGTTTTCGTCACGTTCAAATCTGTAGACTCTTTCAACTGATCGATGACCGAAAGGCCGTTTGCCTTCGGCTCGATGCGAATCGAACTGCGCGACGTGTAGCCGTGCGTCTCCACATAAGAGGGGATAAAGCGCAGGAGGTCGGGAAACTTCATGTGCATCTTTTGGCCGTGGGTGATGTAGAGGTCGTTGCCCACTTTGCAGGTAGCGATAATGCCCGACGGGTCGTTCGTCGTCTTGTCTGTGTAGGCCGTGTCGATGAAGAACACCGGGGCGGCTTTCTTCGCGATGCGCGCAAAATCGGCTTGCGAGATCGTGCCGAACCATTCGCGCTTGATGATGTTGCCGCCTTCGACCGAGGGGCGCTGCTGATCGAGCGCGGCGAAAGTGCGTGGAGAGCGTTTTTCAGCTTCGCGCAGACGCTCGGCACTGTGCTTCTCCTCCCACAAGGCCTCGCCGATTTCTCGCGGGTCGTCGGCGAAGTCCATATCTTCGCGAATGGCGGGAATGCGGATCACCGTCCACTTCTCGGGCTCGGTGCGCAGCAAACGCCCGGCGAGATCGTCTTCGTGCCAGCGCGTCATAATCAGACACTGCTTCGAGTTGTTGTGCAGACGAGTGAGAAAAACGTCGGTGTACCACTCCCACACGCGGTCGCGATATGTCTGCGACGCGGCTTCGAGTGCGTCTTTCACGGGGTCGTCGATGATGCCGAGATCGACGGGCGTACCCGTCAAACCGCCGCCCACACCGACGGCGCGATAAAAGCCCCCGTGCCCGACGGTCTCGAAGATGTCAATGTTGCGCAGATAGCCGCGCTTTGCGTCGGTCGATACGTTCGGCGAATTGAGAAACGTGGCGGGGAACACCTCTTTGTATTCGAGGCTGTCGATCGTGCGCTGTATGGAACGCGAAAAGCCTTGTGCGAGATTTGCCGCATAGGACACGCCGACGATTTTCAGCTTCGGATTGTAGCCCAAAGCCCACGCCGGGAACTTGCGAGATACGATCTCGCTGTTGTGCGTGGGGATGAGATCACGCCCTGCGAGATACATTCCGCCTTCGACTTCAATACAATTCACACGTCGGGGTGCAACGTCCACAACACGCTCGATGAAAAATCGCTTTTTGTCGTCGCGATCGTTCGCGGTCTTGTTAGATAGGCGATTCTGCTTACGAGGATTGCGAAAGATGGTTTGCGTTCGGTCGGGATTGAAAAGGATGCGCGTTTTTTCGCCGCAGTCCTTGCCATAGAGTTTGGCGCGATAGTGGCGCTTTCTCGCTTTGATGCCAAGAGAGCGCAGAAGTGTATAAACGTCCTCGGCCAGTCGTCCTCGTTTTTGTGCAAACTCGCAATTTCCTCGTGTGTCGCACGTTCCGTCGGAATCCATAAGCCCCTGCAACAAAGCCCATCGAGACGACGCGTCGGCCAAAAGATAGGTCATCGGGATATGTTTTTCGCGGCGCAGCCCGAGGAGACGTGTGGCTTTGAATAGCCCTTCCACGCGAATGCGCCAATATCTTTTGCTCGCCAACGTGATATGCCCCAAAGCAATCGAGCGATAGTAGGCGATGTCTTCATCCCCCGAAACGATTGTGCCTTGTTTCTTGATGCCGTCACCGAGCCACAACCCGAGAATATAAGGGTCAAAGGGGAGTTCTGTATCTGCGTTCTGCAAAACAGCGTCGGCCGGAATGTAAGGTTTCCTCCTATGTCTTCGAACGAATATTTGTTGTGTTTCCACCCGTTCGAGGACTCTCCCCTTGTGATCGTCATGGTCGGAGTAGATCTGCCATTCGTGCTGTGGGGCGGCAAGCAGCGACACGCCACCGGCAAACTCGATGCGTTGGCACGGCCAAAGGTATGTTCCCGAATTAGCGAGCACACGACGTGGATGGCCGTCCGCACCGAAAACATAGTCCCCCGACTGTAAAGAGCCGTGCGTCTTCCAACCTTGCGTGGTAAGAACGGGGGTGTGCTCTTCGAGTGCTTTCCCGTGCTGCGGTGGGACGAACACCATAAGGCGGTCGGTCGCGAGTCTTCCGAGCAGGAGATCTTGACATTTCTCGGCAATGAGCGTGTGAAACCATTGTCGCGAGTAATTTGGGTCGGTGTAGTCGAGGAAATGGGGGAAAGACACCACAGCCTTTCGCCGCAGGACTTCGCGCTCGAGATTGTGTAGTCTTTCTTCATTCATTTTATCGCTCGAGTTTGAGTGCGGCGATTTCGGCTTCGAGTTCCTCGGTGCTCATCTCGCACGGTGGGCGATGCACGGTGACTTCGCCTTTTACTTGTCGCGCTTCGGGGGCGTACAAGCCGAGGAGTTTTCGGCGTTCGATGAGTTGCTGTCGAATTTCGGCGATGTAGGCAGGGTTCCCGAGTCCTCCGACGTTGGTTCGGCTTTCTGAAACGGCGTCGGTTTCGATGCCTGCATTCCCTTTCCCTTTGATTCGTCCGCTTCGTGTGGTGGTGGTCTTTTGTGCTTCTTCTTTCGACTTGTCCCACTGTTCCCAGAGTTCGGCAGTGGTGTCGTCGATGCGTTCGAGTTCGAGTTGCAGTGCTTGGTCGATGTTTTCGATACGGCTTTCTCTCCACTCTTTGAGCAGCGTCTGCACGTCGTTGTATGTGGTCGATACGGCGAGCTTCGGAATGTTGAGCCGTCGTTTCACCTCTTCTGTTATTTTTCGCAGGCTGTATCCTCGTTTGTATAGTTCTGCAATGATGTCGAGCCGTGCGGTTTTAAGTTGCCGTCTTCGGCGGTCTTGGGGTAAGCTCATAGTCGTGATTTATAGTTTTGTGTGATTTAGGTATGTGTGTTAGTCGTCTTCTTCGACGGCTGTTGTTTGTGCAATAAGGTCGTCTAATACTTCCTCCTCCTCTTTACTCAATTCGATGGGAGGGAAATGCTTTGTGATCTCGCGAGGATTTCCCTTGTAGAAGACGAGGACATTTTGGTGGCATTTAACCGTCTTCCTCGAGGCCATGTGACCACGAGCACGAATGGCTGCGGATGCCAATGACTCAACAAGGATCATTTCATTATAGAGCGTCATTCCTCCTTGGCGGAAGATATGCTTTATGTCTCCTGGAAAATCATAATATATCCCTGTTCTCTTGTCGCGCACGTCTCCTACCACGACAACGGCGAAACGATTATTTTTCAAACAGCCGATAGCGGAGGTAAAAGCGTTTCGGAGAATACCTATAAAATCATCGTACGTTTTTTGATTACTTGCGTCGTTTTCGAGATCGCTGTATTTTTCAATATCAAAATACGGAGGACAAGAAAAGAGAAGATCTTGACTTTCGGCTTCGATATGTTGCGCCACGTTTTGGCCGTCGTCACAAATGTACTCGACCGGGATATTCAAGTTTTCGAGCGCCTTTCGATTGATGTCGACTTGCTCTTTTCGTAGTTCGATACCCGTAAACGAATACCCACACTTACCAAAAACCAATCCCTTTTGTGTGTCGCCTGCAAAACAATCGAAGATTTTTGCCTTCTTGTGCGGAGTAAACCAACGACATATAACCTCAGACAAAACGGGGTCAAAAAGGGAGACCCCGGCAGCAGTTATCCCTTCTTCTGCTCGTTTTTTCTCTTCGTCGGAAACATACTTATCTAAGTACTCTTGAAAGGTGATACCAAGTTCTTTGCGATGCTTCTTAGATCGCATGTAGATTTCTTTGTATTTAAGTGTGTTTCTTGATAGGTGAAGATCATTTCGGCTCTCGCCCATATCCCCGATCAGTGCGCGCCAAACTTTCTTCCTCGCCTGCCAATACCCTTTGCGTGTATCGAGGATTGAAAACGGAGGGATGATAAATCGATCGTAGAGAGATCCGTTTTCCGCACCGCCGTCTTTTACACGTTCGGACGTTCCTAACTCTTCCTCTTCGTTCTCCCAAAGGCCATCCAACCCCCATTCGTCGAAATCAATATCCGACCAATCGTCCGAGAGTGCATCTGTGTCCCATTCGCCGAAACCGACGTTGTCCTTGATGATGAACTCGCGGCGTTCTTCGGAAGACAAAGACGCGGCAGTGGACACGGGAGCGACGGGAGAACGTAACCAAGTGCGCCAATAGTCCAGCAACTACTCACGCTCAAACTCCGTTTTCTTCGTGAATGTGGCACTCCCCGACAACGTTTTCTTCAACGAGGGGAACTTCATCGAAGAGATGCGAGAAAGCGCGCGGAAACGCATATTGCCGCCCAAAATCACGTTGTTCTCATCAACGACTATCGGGCGAAGAGAAAGCATTAGCGGAAAGACAAGAATCGACTCGACGAGCCTTTCAAGTTTCGTGTCTGTAATTGTACGGGGATTAGACACATTCTCGCTCAACTGCGAGAGTGGCATTTCTGTTAGTTCCATAGTTCTGTGTTGTGTTACGACAAAGGTACGAAAAAATCTTACATCTGTGACACTCAGTGTCAATTTGGTATATAAACGCGCAAAGCGTTGCCCCCGAAATGAGGGGCAAACGCTTGCTAAACTGAGACTCTCGCCTTGATGTGTGGGTGGGGATTGTAGCCCTCGAGCGTAATGTCATCGTAGCGGAAGGCATAGAGGTCGCGCACTTCGGGGTTGAGTCGCAACGTGGGGCGAAAACGCGGTGTGCGGTGGCGCTGTAAGTTCGCCTGCTCGATGTGGTCGACGTAAAGATGCGCGTCGCCGATCGATATAATGAGATCGCCGACTTCGAGGTCGCAAATCTGCGCCACCATGTGCGTGAGGAGCGCGTAGGAAGCGATGTTGAAAGGCAAGCCGAGGAACACGTCGGCACTTCGCTGGTAGAGTTGCAACGAGAGACGGCCTTCGCACACGTAGAACTGGAAGAGAAGGTGGCACGGAGGGAGCGCCATACGGTCGAGCGCTTCGACATTCCACGCGCTCACTACGAGTCGGCGGCTGTCGGGGTTCGTCTTGATTTCGCGCACAACGCGGTCGAGTTGGTCAATGTGCCCACCGTATGAAGTAGGCCACTTGCGCCACTGATAGCCGTAAATTTCGCCGAGTCTTCCGTACTCGTCCGCCCATTCATCCCAAATGTGCACGCCGTGCTCGTGTAGGTAATCGATGTACGTATCTCCGCGAATGAACCACAGCAACTCGTAGACAATGCTTTTGAAGTGTAGTTTCTTCGTGGTGAGCAATGGGAATCCGTTGGCGAGATTGAATCGCATTTGATAGCCGAACACGGAGCGCGTCCCCGTTCCCGTTCGGTCGTCTTTGTGCACGCCGTTCTTGACGATGTGGTCGAGTAGGTCAATGTATTGTTTCATGTAACCGTGATGTAACTGTGAGAGTCCCCGCGAACACGAATTTGCCGCATTCGCGGGGCTCTTCTATGTAACTACGATGTAACTGCGTTCCTATCGCTTATCGCCGTCCCCGATAATCACGCCGCGGTTTTGTCGGTCGGCGAGTTTGCCAAGATTGCGACGCATCACTTCTTCAAGGCTGAAGCCGAGACGGTGCGCCATCATTGCAACGAACCAAAGCACGTCCCCGAGTTCGTCCGCGATGTCGCCGGTGAGACGGAACGCATCGCCGCGAAAGCTCACGATCTCGTTGTTGTTGATTACGATGTCGCCGCGGCGCACGGCCTTTGCTATCTTGTCGGCCACTTCACCGGCCTCAGCCATCAAACCAAAACTAAGATAGGTAATGTTCTCTGCCGCGTGGCCGGCAATGGTACGGCGGGCTTGTTGTTCGTATTCTGTTGCTGTCATTGTTTTGATGTTTGAGGATTTAGTACGTATTTGAAAACGGGCTCAAAGAAAAGGGGAGACTCATACGCGCCGTCTATGTAGAAAGATGCCTTTTCATTGTTGTATCGAACAATGCCGAAGGGCGTTTTGCCGATGCCAGCTATTATGCACACCTCGTCGCCGGTGTAGATCTCTTCTCCGACCACCGTTTTCACGTTGATGTATTGCTCCACCGAATCGGGGTGCACCTCAATACAGCGCGGTGCTGCGTCGGCGTGGCGCGTGTCGGGTTGAACGATGAAGGAGGCGGTGGCGTACTGCAACACGCCGCCGTAAACGATTGAGTCGTCGGCGATGGCGCGGCCGCGGAATTTGATTACTTGCATAGTGATGTTTTTACGATTCTGTCTCTTTGAAGGCTTCGGCCTTCTTCTTTTCTTCATTAAAAAGACGAGGATTGTCGTGGATGTTGCCAATAACGACACCTTCTCCTCCAGCAAACAAGTCTCCCAAGAAGTCTACGAAGGAATATTTTGAGCGGTATTGTATTTGTCCTGGCCAGCGAAGGCGAAAGGACAAGGAGTTGATATCCCAAACCACCATGCAAACATTGCGGCGGGCACCTCTAAAGATTCGACCTTCAATTATATCCCCTTCCCAGACTTCGTGAGCACCATCGCTCGATTTCCAAACGAGCTGCCCTATGGTTTCGGTGATAACGACTGCCTCTTCATCACAGCCAGCATAATACGGTCTGATGGTGTAATATTCGTCAGCCTTGCACATCGGAATAGAGTCATCTATGTAACGGCATAAATTGCCATAGCGCCAAATTCCGTGATAGTCACGGGCTCTAAACAAAAGATCTCTCATTTCTATTGAAGATTACTTGATGTTGAACGGAAAGAACCAATCGCGGATGCGTTGCCACAGCGAGGGGCGCGGTTGCTCTACTGTCGGCATTGGCGTCGCTCCATATAGTTGCCGAAGAGCAGGAAGGACTCCCTCAATAAGGAGTTTATCCAATTTGCAGCGCATGCCAAGTACATCTGCAGAGATTTCCCCATTCTCTGATAACGAGAAGAACATAACAGCGCGCTTATCTTTATTGTCCGCGCGCCACTCTTCGGTCATCGCGTGTAATTGCTCTTGTGTGATCTCTTGTTTTTCGGTCTTGCTGTTGTTTCGTTTGCTCATACTGATGTGTTTTTGTTCTTATCCGTCGGACTTTTGAATCTTAGAATCCAAATACGCGCCAAACTTTCTTGCTTTGCGTGTTTATTTCGCGCCTGCCGACGTTTCTTTATTGTTTTGATATTCTTATGCTCGTGTGTCTTCCAGCGCGCTGTGTGCGAAGTTTTGAAATTCTTCGGGGTGTGTGGCGAGATATTCCCTCGCTTTGTCCTCGTCGTCCCCGAAGCGCTCTGCGGCAAACGCGGCAAGCAGGCGTTTGTACTCTTGGTAGCTGACGGCGTATTTGCGGCGGCGCTCGTCTTCCGCGGCGCGTTCTATTCGTTCACACTCCCTTTCGTATCGCTCAATTTCTCGGCGGCGGTCTTCGAGGAATTGGCGAATCCTTGCCGTGAGGTTCTCGCCGCGTGCGTTGCTGTATCCCACAATGCCGTAAATACCGGCGGCAAGACGCGAGAAGAAGAGCATTACTTCTTCGAGGTTCAGCGAAGGGTAAGCCGAATAAATCACGAGTGCGAGGTTTTGAATGTCGGGCGCGGTGAATTGGTCGGCCGTCGAAAGCGTCTTTACATACTCGTGAATCTGTTTGCAGAGCCACGCCACGGCAAACTTGTCGCCACATTCGCGCCCTACTCGCATTAATGTCGGAGCGTTTCCCATATAGCATTGCAACGGCCGCGCTGCGAACAGCGTCTGAACATAGGAGGGGTATTTTCCCGTGATGTATTCGCGCGCTTTAGTCGTTGCCGTAGGTAAGGCGGACGAGCATGTCGTCGAAATATTCGCCGCGTTGGCGTTGCCGTTCCCTATTATCGTCGACAGATTTTGCGGTTGTGCCATAGGTTGTTAAACTAGATGATTTCGGGGCTCGGTTGTCGTAATTCCCCTCCAACACTCGGGGGAACATCTTCGGGGCAAAGATCCAATCGAAACTTGCTACGAAGGCCTTATCCCCGCTGCCGTTGAGAAAATCTGATTTTGCGGCCTTTCTTACAGCTTCTGCGAGATCTTCCTTGCTGTACTCGCGAAGGCGTGCAAATAGCGTCGTGGCTCGCTTGCTGTCCCGAGTGATGGTTCTTATGCGCGGTATCTGCGCGCCATGCTCGTCCATTGTCTGGTTGAAGAATCGGGCGAAGGCTTCGAGGTCTAAATCCCCCTTCTTTGATTTTCCGTTTTTCTCCTCTCCTCCCGACGACTGCGCGTCCGATTTCGGACGTACTACTTCTACGATAGGAGAAGTAGTATTATCTTCTTTCCTTTTCTTTACTTTACTTTGTGGCGTTGTTTCTGCAATAACTTGGGTTTTCGCTGCAAAAACCCCAGTTTCTTCTGCAAAAACCTCTTTTTCGGTTGTATTAACGCTATTTTCGGGCGTGGATACTTCGGGGGCTGTCCGATTGTCCGCGACTAATCGGATGTTCTTTTCGATGTCCTCTACCTTCTTGCGCTTGGCCTCCAGCCATCGGACTTGTATGCTTGCCGATGTCAGCATCCGGAACGAGTTAAGAACCCCCTCATCGAAGAGAGAACGCCTAACCAACCCCTTTACGATTTCTGAAATCCTCGATGAAACGCCGAAGGCACCTATACGCTTTGCGAATAATAGACACTCATCGGAACCCCACGGGATTGCGTACCCTTGCGAGTAGATGAACTCGAGAAGTTTGAAATACACGGCGTACGCTTCTAATCCGAACTCCGCTTCGACGAGTGCGAGCGCGGTATCTTGATCGGTGTGCGTGTCGTGTGGAAAGTAGTCCAGCCCTTTTTTGGTCGGGCGTGCCATGACTATGTGTTCATTGTGTGGGTTTGTGGTGTATGTAGGATTTGACGAGCTTCTCAAATTCTAAGAAGTCGCGGATCACTTCGTATCTGTATCCGTATCGCTCCACCTGCTGCTGCCATTCTTTTTGCGAGGGGCTTTGCCGACCCTTCGGGGTCTTCATCTCAATGCAAAGCGCGTGGTGCTTGTCAGAGGGGAGGAAAAGAATGAGATCCGAGACTCCTGCGACCACGCCCTCGGCTTTCAGACGTGCTCCCGTCACGGGGTCTCTTCGTCCGCCGTTCGGAACGGCAAAGAGGAGCGAGGAGAGTTGCGGGTATTGGTATCTGAACCAACGGACGCAGGCGCATTGGAGTCGGTGTTCGGGATCTTGCATTAAGCGTCGGGCGTTTCTTCGTTCGTGTCCTTGATGAACTCGACAATCGGTGTTTCAACGACCGAAAGGAGTACGGGCTTGTGCATCGACTTGTCGAACTTATCAAAGAGAAAGTCCGTTGCGTCGGTCAGTTTTTCGGCGGCCACGAGCGCGGCTTCTTTCTTGTCGATTTCGAGACCTACGCTATTCAGAGAAGTGATCGTGTAGACGATTTTGTAATACTTCAATTCGGGGGCGTCGCTCTTGTCGGTGATCAGTTCGTTGAACTTTCGGCCGACTACATCCGTAACGCTTACCAGCGCAGCGGTGTTCTCGTATTCGGCCTTTACCAACTGCTCGGCGAGTGTGCAACTGTCGGCCTGCACGAGGTAGGAGAAACGATTTCCGACCTTATGGCCTTCTTCATTGATCTTTTCGACATTGGTCTTACATTCGTAGTATTTCATTGTAGTGTTTCGTTTTGTGGTTCGGGGATTTCGATGTTGAGATATTGTGCGGAGTAGTTGCGTAGGCGGTCGATGTAGGTTTCAAATTCTTGCGTCGTCATCGCGGCCGTCGAGTTGGGGAGTGTCACGACTTCGCCCGTTTTGTAGTTGATGATGGGTTCGCCGGCCACGTGCTGTTTGAAAAACTGGTGTACTTGTTCGCAGTTCGTGAACTCCCATCCCGCCTGCTGCAATCCCGTTAAGAGTATCGGGTAAACAACGCCCCAGAGATATTTGTTTTGCGGTGTTGTCCTTCGGCGTTGCTTCCGTTGCACCGTGCAAACGTATTCTCCGACGGGCGAGGTTTCGAGGAAGAGCCGCAGTGGAACAAAGATTTGTTCGTCGTGCCGGTTGTATTGAGTTAATTCGAGGGTGTATCTGAACATTGGGGGAATTTATACTATACCTCAAGCGTTATTTCCAATCCGGGCTGTGCGAGGTATGTTGCTATTCCCGTCTTAGATTCCACGAGACGCTTAAACTCTTTGGGGTCGGAATTATTGTCAGAGAGGTGCAATAGTGTAATCTCTTTTACCTTCGACAAATCCTGTTTGCGTATGGTGCGAAGCGTTGTGGCGATTTCCATGTGCGACGTTAGAAGACGTGATCGCATAGAAGACGGAACTTTGCCCGTGAGGATGTTTTCTTCAAGAACATTGTCGGAGTAGTTCGCTTCGATGAGTATGTGGTCGAGACCTTGAATTTTATATGGAAAGGAAACACTGTCTGTGAGAAAGAGAAGTTTTCCCATTTCTGGATGACGAATTACAAAAGACTCGCAAGGCACATCGTGAAATGCTTCCAATGTGAGTACCTCAAACTCTCCTCCTACGAGCATCCATTGTCGACGGGTTGTTTCAACCAAGAGTGGCTGCACATCTAAGTCTTGAGAATTGATCACGTTCAATGAGCAATGCACCGTTACTCCGGCGCGTGCCATGTCTGCCAGCCCTTTTGCGTGATCTCCGTGCCGATGACTCACCACACATCCTACAATCCGTGAAAGATTGAAGGCTAAAGCTCGTTTGATTTCGAGAAACGCGATACCGGCTTCAATAATCAAGGTGCTGCCATCGTTCGCGGTGAGTAGATAACAGTTTCCTTTGGAGGACGATCCTAAAACTTGCAGTTTCATTGCCGAATAAATTAGTAATCGGGAGTTTCGTTCTCATCTACTCCCGTAGTGGCGGTTGGAGAACAACTGTTGTGCGGTTCATCTTTTACTTCTATGTAGCTGTCTGCATCAAGATCAATCGCCGTATCGGGTGAAGTAACCATCGCTTCTCGAGTAGCTTGTGCAGACGATTCCGCCGAAGATTCGTTGATCATCGCATCCTGCATCTCGATTGAGAGGTAACCATATTTGGAAAGGAGACGTCGGATAACAGTTTTCAGCGCCATGGTTTCAAAATTACCTTCCCATCCCGTTCCCTTCCCGGTAGAAGTCTCTTGTGCTTTTTCGATAAGCTGTTCAACCGTTGTGTCGCGACGTACGGAAGGCGAAAAACGTTTGGCGTAGGCGGCCACTTCATCGACACTCATATAGAGTGTTTTGCTGAAACCATTGAGAAGTTCAAAGTGGGCGAAGTAGCCGATCACACGTTCAGACGTCTTTTCGCCGTCGAACTTGATTTCACCGGTCAGTTTATTTACCCCTCGGAGTTCGCCTTCATAGACTACGTCCGCGTTGATTGTTCGGTATTGCCCCGTGCGCATCGCCATTTGAATGTAGCCTTTGTAGCCTACAACAAAAGTTGGAGTGGGGATCTTTACCCATTGCCCGTTGTTGTCTCGTTTGGAGTTGTTATAAACAACGATATAGGAGAAGCCCAGCGCCTTGTTGATGGGCAATTTGAGAACTGCCGCTTTGAGTGCTTCTTGTATCACCAAACGTGGTTCACAAGTTTGTAAGGCTTGGTCTCCGGTATACACATCGATGATCGATGCCGTGAACGCATCTTTGTTTTCTTTGAGTGCGTTGTAAAATTGTTTCTGCACGCTGTCTGCTTCAAGCATCGTGCGTAATACTGCGACTTGGGTTGCCATTGTTTCTGGTTTTATTGGTTATTGCTTGGTGTTGTCGTCTTGTAGAGTGACAGTGAGATCTTCCGTTGTTACTCTCATCTCTACTGTTTGTGAGGGAATGCGCAAAAGGTTGTTCACGCTTTCTGCGTTGTCAACGAAGACGGGGGCTTGCACTTTGTAGTGTTCGCATAGGGTGCGAATGATGTCTAACCCAGCGTTGATTCGCGCTGCGCTGTTAAGCGTCGAGTTATAGGCGACTCCATTAACCGTAGCCTTGCACGTTTCTTTGGGCGTTCCGTCAATCAGATAGTCGAAAAGGCGGAACTTGACAATGCGGAACTTCTCGTTGATCTTTCGTTCTGCAGTGGTGGCAAAGGCGCGCATGTACGTTGACAGCATATCCTCCTTATGCTCGATTTCTGCGTATCGCTGTGAAAGGTCTGATAACTCGGAACGCAACTCTTTGATGCGCTGATTCGTTTTCTCTACGCGTTCAAAGACGGAGAGCGATTCGAGCAACTCTTTCTGTTCACTACGCAGTTCCTCCAATCGTCGGTTGACACTTTCGTTGTCCTCCGGTTGTTCCGTGTCGGGAAGCGCTTCAATGAGGAGACGGAGTTCAGAGATTTCAGCGTTCCCGTCGACAGCCTTTGCTATAGCGTCTTCCAACGGCGTGTCCGTTCGCTCTTTTGTTCTCAGAGACAAAAGTTCGGCATTGATTTCAATCATTCGCTCTTTTGCCTTGCGGGATTCTTCAAGGCGACGCTCCAAATCTTCGCGTCGTCCCTTCAAATCTTTCCCCTTCTTTTGGTTTTCTTCCAAACGCTTGGCTTTGTCGATGTTGAACTTCTCCAGTAGTTCCACACGCTTTGCTTCAATTTGGTGTGGTTCAAACGGTCTGTCGCAACACGGGCATCTAAAGTCCTCGGCCGTCGCATTAAAAGTTTCGGCCTTAATCGATCTCCACTCTTCTATCAGTCTTTCTCGTTCTTTGGAAGAACTTTCGATTTGAGCTTCTATCTCTGCCACTAGCTTGGCAATAGGCTCTATTTTGGAGAACTCCGCATTTAGTTTGCCAACAGCCGCCGCTCTTTCCGTCGCTGTTTGATTGTACTCCGTTGTGACCTGCGCTCTGATTTGTGCGAGAAGCGTTTCCAATTTTGCGGAAAGGCGTCTACGTTCTTCCGATTCGGGACTGCTGCCCAGCCCTCGCAAGAGTTTCCCCTGCTCCGATTCGTTCCTATCCAACATGGCACGAACCTCTTTTTCGTCCTTGTCGATTTCGGGGGTCGAGCGTTTCAGTTCGTCAATACGCGTCGGTATGCTGTCGATGGGCGCTTTCAATGCTTTCTTTTTCGCGAGAATTGAAGAGCGCGCTGCATCAAGGTTTTCATCTTTGAATGCTTCGAAGACCTGCTCCGCATCGTTTGCCGGTGCAATGGTGTTGAGTTCTTCTCTGACATCCTCGGGTGAGAGGTCTACAATCGAGAAAAGAAGTTTCCGTTGCTCTTCCCATTTCTGCTCGGCGAAGTGTCCGGGGGCAGTAATCGAACGGAAAATGGATTCCGGGCAAAGCTCATCGATTGCTTTCTTCCAAGCGCTTGCGGTCAACGGCTGTTCGTTCATGTGGAACTCTTCGGTGTGCCCGGCAAGAGTTGGCTCAACAGCGCCACGTGCCTTTTTCCACTTCTCTTTGTATGTTCTTTCCAACAGAACCGTATGTCCGTCGACGTCGATACTCGCTTTTACTTGTACGTCCTTGTGTTTGACTTCGTCCCCGTTAGCGTCCAACGGTTTCAAATCAAACTTGCTGTTTCCGTCGTGATCTTTTCCAAAGAGCAGCCATGTAAACGCATCGAAAATCGAAGTCTTACCGGTGCCGTTCCTTCCGGAGATGACCGTGTGAGAACCAAAGTCAACAGACAAAGATTCTATACCCTTGAAGTTGCTGAGGGTAAGATTTTGCAGTTTGATAAGTGACATATTCTATTTGTTTTTATGGGTGATGGTTTTTAGTTTCTGATGTCGCAGGGCTTCAAACTCTCGCATCACGTCTTGGTGGTCTTTGCGTTCGCGTATCGCGATGCGGAAAAGCAGTGCGTTGAAGTCGGCGAGGTGGGCAAGAAGGGCGGAAAATTCGCCGTTTGTCATTTATATGTAGTATATGGGTTGTGGGCAGCAGCGGTCGGAGTAGTCGTTCACTTGTTCGGCGCGAATCTGTCGGTCGTATTCCTCCGAGGCTTCGCGCTCGACCAGCGCTTGTTTGGCGCGTTTGTGCAGATCGACCAAAAGGAGATACAGTGTGCGCGCTTCCTCTTCGCCGGCAAGGAGCGTCCCTTCTTCGATGGCCTCGTATTCGTCGCACGTTTCGGCCTGGAGCAGGAATGGCTCGTCGAGTTCCTCGGGGCTTGTGTGCAGCACGTCGAACATATCGTCTTCGAGCATCTCGATGATGTCGGCCAGTTCGTCGGAGGTGCCGTCGTAGATTCTCCTCTTTACGAGGTATTCGTTCTCATATTGGAAATACATGGTGTGTGGTTTTATGAGGTTATCGGCCGAGTTTCGATGCTTCGGGGGTCAGTGGCTGAACATACACCGATGCTCCGACGAAAGCCTCTTCGGCCGTTCTGACGATTCGTTCGATGGTGTCCTTTGCCGTTCCCGCCGGTACGCGGAAGTAAATGCGCGCCGAACCGTCGTGTTTCTGAATGCTCGATCGAATGAACCACGCGTGCCGGTCGGTGCTGAAACGTTTGATGAACGCCGTGCGCGTTGCGAGCTTCGGAGCGGGGACGACGACAAGAGCGTGCGTGAGTGATTGTTTTTGAACGGCTACGTCTGGGAATATCATAGTGTGGAGTTCTTATCGGCGTGTAGGGCGAACAAGCGCTTCGCCTGTTTTACGTCGGTGACAATCTTTCGCCCTCTTTGCTTCACCGCAGGGGCGAGAAATGTCTGTTTGTATTTCAATGCTGTAATCTTTGAGCACCCGAACAAATCGGCGATACCCTGCAGCCCGAACACCTGCTCACTCGCTTCCTCCTCTCGTCGGTCGCGTGCTTCGAGGGCTTTCTCCACGGCATTCTTCACGAGGGCTTCCAAATCTTTGGGGCTTACGATGATGACGGGTTCCATATCGGGGTGAGTTTTTATAATCGTGTTATCGTGATCCAGCGTTTCGTGTTGTCGACGCTGGCGAATACCGGGAGGTCTTCGAAGATGCGCAAGAAATTGACGGATGCTCGTGCGCTCTCGGTGGCTTTGGGGGTCGGGAGGATAAATCGGGTCGTCCTCCCTTTGCCGACGCTTCGAATGACATCGCGGCTGATCTTTTCAAGCTCCACGCACTCGTCGGGATTGGCGAATGCTTGTGCGAGCTTCTTTTTGTCTACTTTCTTCATTCACTTTCACATGTTAGTGACCACGGGCGGATTCGAACCGCCGAGGGAGAGTGAGAATTGAACGAGTTGCCTACCTATTTACAAGATGTGCCGCTCTCCCTTTCCGTGTGAAAATGCAACGCTTTGCACTCTCCGTGGCCGTATGGCTGTGTCTACTCTCACGAGCGGGCAACAGCCCGAGGTAATTATGGATAATAAAACTTGTGGCACGTCGGGGAATCGAACCCCGAGGCGAAGGTGGAACTGGCAGCATACGATATCGCCAACCTTTCGTGCCGTGTCCGCGTGCGTTGTCACAACGTGGCGCGGGAAAATTCAACTCTGATTTTAATGAACAAAAAATCGCGGCGAGCGGTGGAGTCGAACCACCAAGGGCAGAAATGAAAGTCAGTCAAAAGTAACCGCCTACACAACCGGTGCTCGCCATTCCCGCGCGGCATCATCGCGACGTGGCGCGGGGAAGCATTCAAATGGTGAGATGAAAAAAACGTGTGGGGCGCGCCGCCTGTGGCTACTAACTTCTTTACGATTCAATTATATATCTAACTCAATTCGGCGGCGCGCTATGCCGTTACAGCTTCGAGGGATTCACATACGCGGGGATGTCCTTCCCTCTCTCTATCTGTTTGTCGATGTAGATTCGAAAGGCTTCCTCTACGTTCGCATCGTCAAAAGCGCCGAGCAGCTCCCCGAGGAAGTCGATTTCTTTGTTCTCTTCCACGCTGTTGACGATGTCCTCAATCTCGAGCGTGGCGTTCAGTTGTATTGTATTCATGTCTTCTTGTTGTTTTAGGTGTAATAGTGGAGAGCCGTCTGCACTCATAACTTATTAGCGTTCACAAAGTCGGGAAGTTCCTCCCCGTATATAGGTTTGTGCATCCACATGTAGCGATCATTTAATTTGAATTCCTGGGCTATGAAGGCGTTTGCTCTTATATCTTGGTAGAACTGGCGAATGGCGGCGTCTATGTTCTTTCTGCGAAAACGACTAAAAACCTCGACGAGAAAGTCCTGTTCTTTCGCGTCTTCCACGCTCTTGAGGACGTCGTCAATTTTCACATCCGTGGTTAGGGAAATTGTTTTCATAACTTTTCAGCGTCTACGAAATCGGGGAGCGCCGCGCCTCGTTCCCTTTGTGATCTGAAGAATTCGCGCAAAGCGGCGTTTACGTTATCGCTTTCAAAGTTTTCGAGAGCATCGAAGAGGAATTCCTTTTCGTCGGCGCGGCACACGTTGTCGAGGAATTCGTCGGTGTCCACCGGCAAGTATAAGTAGATTGTACTCACGTCTTGAATTTGTTTTGAGATTAGAAAAAGGGGCGCGCCGCCCGGTGGAACCAACCATTACCCAACAATGAAACGAATTGAGCGGCGCGCCGTGTGTGTTATTCGTCTTCGGTGTTCGCGTGCTCTCTCATGTAGGCGAAGAACCGCGTCACAGAAGTAGGGAACAAATCGGCAAAACAAGCCTGCTTTCCGATAAAAATGGCCAAGTATACGCCAATAACTCCCACGATTTTTTGCAAGACCTGAATGAAGAGCGGAGCACCTACGATATTGAAGAAAATCAAGAAGCCCGAAATCGCCAAGAGAGCGACGAGCAGCCCGGTGAAACCCCAGCGGCCGAAGGTGTCGAGTAGTTGTTTCATTGTAATTCCTCTTTGTAGGTTGGATATAGTTCGATGAGTTTCTTGAACTTTTCGGACTCTCGGAAGCCCGGGATGGCATCGATTGCTTTCCAAATTATTCTGCGGACTTCTATTTCACCGGCTAAAACGACTATTTCATTCGCGACCCCTCTGGAGTCGCTGAAAGCCACAAAGTATGGATTCCCACGCCTTAAAATGTTGTCCGCCGGCCACATCTTGTCGTCTTCTCGGTTTCGTCTGGTGATTTCGCTCATCTTCTCCCACATTTCAAGCGTGTCCCGCACGCGGGCTTGGTTTTCCGAGGAGAGTTCTTCGGACTGCGCGTCTTCGCTGTCGTCTTCCTTCACTGCGTCGGTCTCATCGGCCGCGGCGTTCTCTTCGTTCTTGGCCGTCCAATTCTCCCCGACCTCCAATTTCCCAAGGAAGAACTCCGGGAATTTCGGAAACACACCGCCGGCGGGAAACCTTCAAAGTGAGTCTCCGCGGCGGATTCGTCGTCGTGCTCGTCTTGTTCGTCCTCGGCAAGCAGCTCGCGGAAATAAGCGATGATATATTCCAAGCGACGCAAGTAGTAGTGGTAGAAGTGTCCGCCCACGTTATGGCCGTTCGCGCTCAACTTCAAAACGATTTCGGCCGCTTGGTCGGCCAAGTCTTCGTATTCGTTCGCCTTGATCTCGTCATCCGTATCGAAGAGGAGAATATCAAGGTCTTCCTGTATCGCTTCGAAGCGGTAACAAGCCTTAGTAAATCGGTTGACTAGTTCTTTGTGGTTCATTGTCTGCGGTTGTTGTTGTGCCGGTGTGAGGGGGAGCGCGTCCCCCACACAGCGCGGCGTTTAGAGTACTTGGTAAATCAACATCTTTGCGAACTTTAATCCGTATTGTACGCGTCTGATTCTTTCCTCGGCGGCTCTGAATTTCTGCTCTTCGATAAGCGCATTCAGAGGATAAGCGACCAGCGCAACGCGGCGGTTGTACATTATTCGGAGATAGAGGCGGAGGGTTATGTTCTTAACCCCTTCGATGCGGTTTGACATTTCGCGGTATTCGGGCCACCCTTTTTCTACGTTCTTCGCTTCTTCCCTTATCTCCCCCTCGCTCATCTTTCCGAGTTCGAACGCGATTTGTATGTTCTCTACTGCGATAATGTAGCCCTCGAGTTCTTCTAAGTATTTTGCGACGAGTGCTGCATTTTCTTCGAACGTGTCGTCCGCCATCATTTTGTAGATGCCGAAGAGCGCGTCGTCTGTCGGCCGCTGTGCGATGTGGCAACTTGTTATGAGGTCGACTGGGATCGATTCGCGGTCGAATGTGGTGTACATTTCGCACGCTTCGTTGTATCTGCTGAGCGTCTTCTGTACGAGTTTCTGAATCATCTTGTCCATTTTCTTGCTTTTTGAATGTTTGTTTTGCGTTCGCGTGGCCGTTGATTAAATACAGCCTTCGCTATGTTCGAAGTAGCGTTCTGCCGCTTCCTTTGCTTCACCTTCGCCGTGCAAGGCGATCAACTTGTTTGCGTAGGCGGTATAATCTTCAAAGCATTCGAGCGCTTCAAGAATTGCGGCCTTGTCTACCTTCTTCCAGACGCGGAGACAAGCTTCTGAGGCTGCGATCTGTTTTTCGCGGAGATTGAACATCTCTTCTTCGGAAAGTTCTTCTCTGTTGACATTGCTAACGAGAGCATTCATTGCTTCTGACTTGCGGTTGATCGTTTGATTGATGATGAAGTAGAGTGCAGTTGCCATTGTTTCTTTCTTTTTGAATGCTTGTTTTTCCGCGTTTCCCTTTGTTGTGTGGATAAAAGTGCGGATATTTGCGTTATTCTTTGCCTTGTCATTGCTTTATAATCAGGCGATTGACTATCGGCGGCGTAACTTACTTACGTTTACGAGTGCAAAGATACAAACCCGATTTGTATATACAAAGAATACAGACGAAAATCTTTGTACCTCGTTTGTATTTTAACATTTCAGCGTGAACTATGATTACTAAGGAACGCGTACAAGCCGCAATCAAATATATGATTTCCAGCGGATTTGCAGAAAATCAGAAAGACTTGGCAGAAAAAATAGGGTTCAACGCGACAAACCTAAGTCAAGCAAAGAAAGGGGATGAGCGCTACTTGACAGAAGGGCTTGCACAAAGATTGAGTACAAATAATTCTGGTATAAATTTGTCTTGGCTACTCACTGGTGAAGGCGAAATGCTCAACACTGAAGGGAGTAGCACTGCTCTTGCTGCCGTTGTACCACAAGACGAAAAGGAACTCAACGACGACAACGCCATAAAGTGGTATTACGAACTCGACGCATCGGCAGGTGATAGCCTTTTCGATAACAACGAGATGATGGCTCCGTTCCGATACATTCAAGTCCCTGGCTTTGAACGCTGCATCGGGCTCAACCTTACGGGCAACTCAATGCTCAACACCGCGCAAAGCGGAGATATAGTAGTTGTACATCCCCGAGAGGTGCAAACCATCATCAACGGCGAAATATATCTTGTGGTCACACGAGATTCACAGCGAATGGTGAAGCGGCTTGTTACAAGCGGATACACCGAAGATGCGATTATTACCTGCATTTCCGACAACCCCGACAAAACCCTATACGCCGATATGAAGATACAGGCAAGCCTTGTTCATAAGATATTCCGCGTCGCTGGGTTCGTATCAATAAAAAGAATGGCATAAAAGAAAATCACGATGAGAACACTTATCTTTGCAATACTCCTGCTCTTCTCCTTCATTCTCGTAGGATGCAAGAAAAAAGACAACCGTCCACCGCTCGTTCGAGCTAATGAACTACTGCGAAAGAATCATTTGCCAGAGGTTTCTAAAATAGACAGTGTGTTCGGGTATGAGGATGAGCGCGACGCTACGAATATGGCAGACGTTGCGGCCTTTTTACGAGACAGTCTTTTAAGAATTTCATATCAGCGTGAGCTTACCCAAGACGAGAATCAAGAGTTGGAAGAATGGACTGCTATAAGTAATGGGCTTCAAAAACAAGCACGAAAGTTCCTGGACGAACACATTAGAAATAACGACAAAGAAGAATTCATCGGCTATGATTTTTTAGTCATAGACCCGCCCGCAAACTTGAAAACTCTCTACTTTATAGACAAGGACTTCACAAAAGTAGAGTATGCTAAAAAGTTTATCAATCGGAGAAGATTCTAATAGTCTGCGAAGATGCGCGGCGTTTATCGCGTTCACCTAATGATGGGGCGTAAATAAGAACTCATATTTCTATTGAGTCATGAAACAAATTATATTTTCCATTCTCGCATCTTTGTTCCTTCTCTCCTTTGTAGGCTGTAAGAAAGACAATCGCCCACCGCTTGTTCGAGTTAATGAACTATTGAGAAAGAAGCATTTGCCCGAAGCGCTGTTCATAGACAGTTTGTTCGGGTATGCGGATGTCGAGAAATCGATCCGATGGGGAGAAAAGACATCCTATCTTCGCGACAAGCTTCTTATCCTTTCGCGTCAACGCGAACTCACCACAAAAGAAAAAGACGAGTTAAGAGATTGGACTTCGATATCCTTGTCGATGTTCAAACAAGCAAAAAAAGAATTAAAAGAACACGAGAAGAATGGAGACAAACCGGAGTTTCTCGGCTATCAGTATTCAGAATCGGACTCTATGTCAGCAGAAACAACATATTACTTCATAGATAAGGACTTCGAGGAGGTAGAAATGTCAAAGAAGTATCTCGTCTTGCCTTCCAAATAACAGTTGGCTCTATCGTGCAAAGACGCCACCGCCCGCAAACACTCTTTGAAGCACTTCTCTTCTCTCGATGAATAGAATAGGAATGAAAGAGCGGAAACGAACACCTATAAAATACCCCATAGCACCCCGACGATATGAACTACGAATTGATAGCACTGGCCGTTACGATACTCGCCGCAATGGGCGCGGGATTTACATGGCTCAGTCACCAAATGAAAGATGTACGTGACGAACTCAAAGCGGATATTAAAGATGTGCGAGATGAACTCAAAACGGACATCAAACGAGTAGAAGACAAGCTCGACAACAAAGAAAGAGAACTTCGACAAGAATTTAGAAGCGATATTGAAAAGATCACCGCCGAAGTTATAGAACAAAAGTTGGAACTTGAACGCAACTCGATCAGGAGCAAAGAACGCGCGAAGGAAACACGCACCCTGCAAGAACGCTTCGACCACCTCGTCGCCGCTCTTAGACGCGAGATGCCGCGACTCGAAATATAACAGCCATGCGAAATAAAACCTGCAGCTTCCGCCCTTACAACGAGGTCACCGCCAAAGCGTGCGAAGACGCGCGAAACGGCAAAATTGGTTTGTCCATCGCCATTGTCTGCGAGGTCTTAGCCATTCCCCTCCGCGATCGATACATGGCATCACGCGGAATTAAAGCACAACTATAAGAAAGGGGCGGAGCATTATTGCCCCGCCCCTTACCTTTGAGCTTGCAACCTTTCGTCAGAGCTTGCATCATTAGCTTGCAACATTTCCGCATAGCTTGCAACATTAGCTTGCAACCTTCGATTGCACGGTTTGCTCACCTCATATATAAGGCGAGCAAAACAGACGACACTTAGACATAGCCCACCGGCTAAGCATTCTCATCCTACATAATTCATCGAAAAGCACACCGAAAAACAAGAAAGTGTGCGTAAAAACGCTCAATCTTCGCGTAATCATCTGGAAATAAGGGATGTGTTTATTTTCGCCGAAAACTTGACCGTTTTTGACAAAAAATCCCCTTGTTTCGTGCGAAACAAGGGGACTTTTTCGTGTCGGCCGAACAGGTTGTGCCGGCGGTTGTGGCTTTGTGGGGCGGAACGGCCGATCAGAGTCCGGCGGGGAGCTTGTAGCCGGCCAGACGCGCCACGATTTTCGGGATTTCGGTGTTGTCAATGCGACCGCGGAACTGCTCTGCGCCGGCGCCGATGGCAAAGACGGGCACATAACCGTCGGTGTGGCCGCCCGTGGTCCAGGCCACGTGGGCGTGCTTGGCGAGAATGCGCTTGGCCGTGGCGGCCAGTCCGCACTCGGAGGCGTAGAGTGATTCGGCGCCCTTGTCGCGTCCTTCCACCATGTCGGTGTAGGCTTGGCGCAGCGCTTCGACTTCGTCGCGGGTGGGTTGCAATTTCGTGCCGATGCCGAAGTTCACTTCCAGATCCTTGCGCACGAGGTCCCAAGTGAAGGCGTCGCCCTTCGTGCGGCGCAGGTATTTGAGGCGCGCAGTGTAGTTGTAGCTGCTCATCGTTTGTGCGGCGAGCAGACGGAGGTCGAGATTGTAACCGCCGTTGCCGAGGGCGAGGCCGCCCGTTTCGTGGTCGGCGGTGATGAGGATGAGGGTTTCTTTCGGGTGCTTCTTGTAGAACTCATAGGCCACGCGGATGGCTTCGTCGGTGTCCACGACTTCGTGCACCATGGGGGCAGCATCGTTCGTGTGGCACGCCCAGTCGATCTTGCCGCCTTCGATCATGCAGAAGAACTTGGAGGGATTTTTCTTCATGAGGAAGTCGATGGCGCCGCGGGTGATGTCGGCGAGCGTCAAGTCGCCGGGTTTGCGGTCGAGGGCGTAGGGCAGCGAGGTGCTGTCGCGATGGTTGGCCTCGCGGCTCTGGAAGTAGATCATGCGGTTGGCCTTGCGCCACGTGTTGTCGAACTCTTCTTTGCCGTTGGCGATGACGAAACCGGCATCGCGGGCTTGGGTATAGAGGTCGGCCTCGCCTTCTTTGAGCGGAGCGGGCTTGAGGAAGGAGCTGCCGGCGAAGAAGTCGAAGTTGGACTTGACGAGGTCGCGACCGATCTCGGCGTACATCTTGCGGTGCTTCTGGTGGGCGTAGAAGCAGGCGGGGGTGGCGTGGTCGACGCTCACGCTGGTGGCGATGCCCACCGCGGCGCCGNGGACGAAAGCCCACGACTTTTTGAGCAAAGTTGGCGACGTGGGTCGAAAATGGGAGAAGGCGGAGAAAAAAAGGCAACACTCACCGGAGAAAGGGCGAGAGCGTGGCTCGAGATGTGAGAAGCAACAAGGGAAGGAAAACAAACAAAGCCTGCCGGTGGCAGACTTTGTCAATATTGAGATGGGAGAATTTCCAGAAGAAGAAGGGGGGAGGAATGGCCGGTGCCGGTCTTCATCGGCAAGGGGAGGAGTCGTCGTTCGGGAAGCACGCCGGGGCGCACGATGCGTGAGTTTTGCAGAACCTAACAGCCGATCATGCCCAGAAAGCTGCAAGTCAGGGGCGGGTTCCGGACGAGAGACGCAAGCGAGAGTAGATCACTTCGCCCACTTTGTAGACATAGCGCAGGCAGAGCAGCGGAAAGGCGGAGGCCACGTGGTTGGTTTTCAACGCGCGCCGGTGGTCGTGGAAGGTGGCGAGGTGGCTTTTCAGCCCGGAGGTGGAAATGCCGCCGGTGCGCATGGTGACAAAATCAGCGGGAATGTAGATGGTGTGGATTTTATGCACGAAGATGAGGCGAAGGAGCAGTTCGAAATCGGCCGCCACGCTGTAGGAGAGGTCGAAGGTACCATGTTGCTCATAACATTTGCGGCGGCAGTAGAAAGAGGGGTGGGCGGGCATGAAGCCGAGGCGCATCATCCACGGACGGAAGGGGCGCGAACTGTAATAGCGCGTCATCGTTTGCAGATCGCCGGGGGAAACGTAGTGCACATCGCCGTAGCAGGCGTCGATATTGGGGTCGGCGAGCGCACCGGCCACGCGAGCGAGCACGTGCTCGTCGGTATAGAAGTCGTCGCTGTTGAGAATGCCCACCACTTCGCCCGTGGAGCGAGCAATGCCTTTGTTCATCGCATCGTAGAGTCCGCGATCGGGTTCGCTGAACCAGTGAAGGCGCTCGCCGAATTGGGGGGCAAATTGGCGAACGATGTCGGCAGTGTTGTCGGTCGATCCGCCGTCGGCCACAATGACTTCGAAGTCGGTGTGGGTTTGGGCGAGAATCGAACGAAGGGTGTCGGAAAGTGTAGCACCACTGTTGTAAGTGGCGGTGACAATGGATATTTTCATGGGCGAGAGTCGATGGGATTGCGGCGGCAGAGGCGAGAGATCAAAGGAAAGAGGATGTTGATGCGGAATTTTATCTTAGCCCACAGCGAATAGGGGCTTTTGCGCGCGGTGCAGGAGACGTTGTCGCCGTGACGGCGGAAGCAAATGAGCGGTTCGTGGAGAAACTCGATGCGACCGGTGAAAGCGGCGATATTGCCGATCCAAATATCGTGCATGGGGATGCGGCGCGGGAACGGAAGTGAGCGAAGTAAAACACGGCGATTGAAAGCCATACAACACCCGAGGTAGAAATTGCGCATAAAGAGGTTGTACCACCGTCCTTCGTGGAGCCGGGTGTGAGCAAAGAAGGAGGGGGCGGTGACGTTGAGAGCGTCGTCTGTGACGTGGCAGTCGCTCACCACGCAGTCGGCGCCGGCTTCGAGCACCGCGACCATGCGTTGTACCTTGCCTTCGAGCCAAAGATCGTCTTGATCGGAGAGAAAGATGTATTCTCCTCGCGCTTGTTGGAGTGCATGTTCGAAATTTTGGATGGGCGATCCCGTGCCGGGACCTTGAACGATACGCACAATCGGGCTGTTGAAGGCGCGCACCACATTGAGTGTGCCGTCGGTGGAGCCATCGTCGGAGATGATCACTTCGTCGTCGGGGCTTAATTGAGCGAGAATGGAGCTCAACTGCTGGTGGAGTGTTGCGACACCGTTATAAGTAGCGAGGCAAACTGAAATCATAGGTAAATGTGACAAAGCGGTTGTGCCGCTTGGGCGAAATGGAGTGAGGTGTTCGCACAAAAGGATTAAAAATGATGTGCACCATCGGTGCACATTGCTGCGAAGATAGTAACTTTTGAGAGCGTATGCAAGCACGAGGCGAGATTTTATGGGCAAACTCGCGCCGTAGAGTCAACCGTAGAGTCAACCGGCAAGTGCAA